GTCTATCAATAGAGGACTCCCGATTCCCTGATTTGTTGTAACTCGAGGCGTTCCCCAGTTCACTAAAGTTCCTGATTCCACTGATTCCACAGTGTCGTTTAGCCTGTTTGGAGTTATATCTCCAGTGAGATTCGTTCGAGGAGTTGGGAAATTTTGTTGATCTTCTCGCGAGAATGAACACTCGTTTTCTCTGGTGAGGTGCTCCGATTTCTTCCGAACTGAATACTCCTGCTTCTGCTCTGTAACCCAATCTTTCCAGCTCTCTGAGGACATGGAGGAGAACCGGTGTTCCTTTTGGGTCGTTCCAACTGTCTCCACCGAGTTTTTTACTGAGGATTCCGAAAACGTTTTCAAGGAACACGTATTCTGGCTGAACAGATTTAACTGCTCGCACGACTGACGGGAATAGATGCCGTGGGTCGCTATCAGCTTCGCCTGCTCCTGCAAGACTGAACGGCTGACACGGAAATCCCCCAATGATACAATCAACTCTCCCGTGAAATGGCTGTAAAGGGACGGTTTTAATATCTGTCCAGATAGGAGCCGGAACCATTTCACCCGCTTCCATCTTGCTGACCAAGTTCGCAATGGCGAAGGCTTCGATCTCCACAACAGCGACGTTTCTAACTTCAACAGAGGGATTCTCAAGTTTGAATCCTCGTTCAATACCTTCTTCGATTCCGCCGTATCCAGCGAATAAGGATAATATTCTAAATTGTTTGGTAATATCCACACTTATACTCTCCGTTACTTCTGAACTGATGGCAATATTGAATTCCACTTTTGCGTAGCTTCATCGACTCTGCTATCAAATCGTTCTAAATTATTGTTGAAATCCTTGTTCAACTGCTGTCTTGATTTACCTACAATTTTACCGATGAGAGAAAGAGGAAGCTCACAACCTCTTTTCCTTTGCTCTTTCACTAGCTTTCATCGTTAATCTCCTTCATAAACGAAACAACATTATCAAGTTCAAACTGCATAACAGAATCTACAGATTTACCAAAACATTCAGCGTAAGAAAGAATTGCTTGCTCAAAACTCATAACTTAGTCCTTGTTAGTATTCACTATCTCAACCCTAACAATATACGAAAAGCGTAAACTTTATTCATAACCAATTTGTTCGTGATGTCTTTCGTCGTGCCTCCTCAGCACACGGAAAAAGTGTTATGTGATCCGATTTTAGTCTTTATCTTCACGATTAACACATTGGCCGTCGCAAGAATCACAATTGTGTATTACATACTCTTCTTCCCAAGGCCTTGGATCACAACTGATATGAACGTCGTTATCGTCAACATCGTAAGCCATTATGTACGTAAATGGATTGTCTGGCTCATCGCGAACAACTATTTTTTTGACAGTTCTTAATTCAAGTCCAAGCATTTCATTAATACGATCGAGACAGGACTCTTCATATTCCTTTGGATTTACTAGAACTGTTTCGTTGTCACCTATAAAATCGAATTCATCAACATTTTTAACGTGATATCCTTCAACACAATAATATCTAATCCAACAATACTTACCGTTGTACTTCACTTTGAATCCTGAATAAACCCACCGCAAATCCTTAACACTTATTTCAACCATCGTTGTTCTTTCGGAAAAGGTTATAACGAAAAAAACTCCTATTTCAGAAGTGGCTCAATTGGGTTGATAGTTTCCCGTGGTGCAGATCGTAAACGCACCGGCCACTTCTGAAATAGAAGCTGTTGTATTTATTCATACGATCAATGTCAAAGCCGGGTCTATCACCTCCCAACAACAATAATATAATCAATGTCCAAAGCAAATGCCAGAGATTATATAAATAAAACTCTGTTTTGTGGTTTTTTCTCTACACACATAGCTCTGGTGTGAGAATTCATAGTTGCGGCGGCCGGATCTATGCGGTTCACTGCTTTTTGCTTATCCAACATAATATTTTCATTGTGATCCGTTTTTGTAACTGCGTTTCCAAACGCCCAGGTGAGAACAGGATCGTTGTTATGAACTATGCGTCCATCATAGACCATGTATCGAAAATCTTTGGTAGGTTCAGAGAGAGTTGTGATTCTCTGCAGGATCTCAACCACTTCCATACCATCGTCAATAAAATCAGCTGAAACCTGAGTCGCTGCATATGGGTCCATGCAGTTCTCCTCTATATACCATCCGTTTCGCTCTGCCATATCTTCTATATAAGATTTTACGTGACGATAATCAACCGTAGCACCATTGGTAACCGTGAGCCACCCCTGTTTTTCCCATAAATCATAAGGAACATGGTCTGATTTGATCTTTTGATAGAACGTCTCTTCCGGAATAAACGAATGGGAATAGACATAATATTTTTCATCGTTCCCGATAAACTCAAATGTCACAGATGTGAGGTCAATTCGTGCAGATAAATCGATTCCAACATAACAAACTGACTCCGTTTTTTCTCTTATAAGTTCGAAAAAGTCTCCATCAAAACCACAAGCGCCCCACCTTCCGAGGTCCATATAGCCCATTTCCCGCTGATTAACCCACACATTCATGTATTTGGTTAGAAATGTACGCATCTTATCAGGAGCAGCAAGCGCAAGCTCCAATTTTGCCTGAATATCATCTATCCCGACTTGATATGTCGCACGGATTGGATTTGCTTTCTCCCACACATTCGGATCGTTAATATCATCAATCGGGTCTCCTGGAGCAACCTTTCGGCCATTTACCATGATTGTTTCGTCTGTGGTGTTGCAATCAAGCTCATTCACCATCACAAAATATGTTTCAATGTTTATCGGGTTATCCGGATCTAATATTTTTGATATTAAACTGTACTCTACTCGATAACACGGATAGTGCAACTCATATCCTGCTGTGGTGATAATGCTGATCAGTGGTTCCGGCCGTGCTCCCATACCTTCAGAAAGAGCGTCGTATGTTTCAGCAGTTGGAGATTGGTGGAATTCATCCACAAGTCCCACGCTCGGATTTAAACCATCACCACTCTTATTATCCTGCTTTGAAAGAGGACGGAAAAAGCCACCGTTTGAAAGTGATGTTATTTTCCCGTAAGCTAATTTATAGTGTTCACCTTCAACAAGAAGATCACATCTGGTTAGCATTGTTACGGCTTCGTCATATGTTAGTTTTGCCTGCTCTTTTTTCGTGGCAGCCGCGAATATTTCCGGCTGCTCCTCTCCAGCAGTTACGAATAGAGCAAAAAGAGCAACAAGCGCGTGAATTTGTGTTTTTGCGTTTTTACGTGCAACCTGCCAATAAGAATTTTTGAATCGACGGTATCTTGTTTTTTTGTGAACCCATCCGTAAAGATTTCCCATGATGAAGTGAGTGATTGGAGCTAATTCAATAGGTTTTTTTGCCAGAACTCCTTTTGTGTGGGAGAATATTTTACACCACTCTTCAAACATCACCGCGTATTTATCGTCAAACTCAAAAGGGAAATCGTCACTATTTACCTTTGAACGCTCAAGATCATTTAGAAACCGTTGACAGGCCCATTTATGCTTTTGACACGATACGATTTTACCTGATAAAACATCATTTGAGTAGTAAATCATCTTTTTGAGATACGAACTCATTAAGATATACCAAATTGATTAAGAGGCGATTTAGGTTTTTCCGGTTCTTTAATCGGAATCCCTTTTACTCTTGAAGTTGGATCGAGATACAATTTACCACGAAGCTTATTCAACATCTCGCATTTTTTATTAATCATGTGATCAACATTCGATTTGTTATACAGTTCGATTTTCCCGAGAGCGGATAGTTTTTTATTTTTACTAAGCTCATCAAGAATTTCACGGCTAGACTCTTCAAGTTGGATATATTCAGCGTAGCAGCAACAGTACTGAGCAACAATATCACTATCAGCAGATGATACGTATTCAATATCCTCGTATAATTTAGATAGCTCTTTCCATTTTTTCAGTGCAATGGGATTACACTTTACATTTGCCGGGAGAATTAATTCTTCTGAACCAATTTTTATTTCTGATTTTTCGCGCTGTTCGATCTGTTTTTTAGACCGTTTATGTCTTCCTGATTTTTTGAGTGCAGCAATAGGCATTTTAGGAGGCATTTGGTCAAAATCCAATTTTCAAATATTTTGCATAGCGGAGTTTGTGAAAATTTAAG